TTTCTGTTAGTTACTTGCTTAATTGCAAGCGGCTGCACATAGTAGCCCGTTTAGGTTTGCGCCCAGACCTAGTAGCCCGTTTATATGCAACAGTATGCAATCAATGCTTGGAACAAGTTCCTTTATCAATCACTCATCTGTCAGTCCCGATTAGTTATGTTAGTTGAACCAAGGAGTGTAGCTTTTGGCTACTTCAGAGTAGTTGCCACTCCAACGGAGTTTTACTACTTCTAGGTGGTATGGTTCATTATTTACTTCGTATCGGTTCATAGCTTCTTCGGCTTCTTTGTGAACGCTTACACTGTCGTGCTTTATGTCGTCTCTAGCGTCTTCTAGATACTCATATGTTCGTACTTCAGTGTAGTGTCGTTCGTTACCTCGTCTTTCGGGTAGGTTGAAAACTGTCACTATTGCATAGTTGGTTGTTGTCATTGTGATGTCCTTCTAATAAGTTTATACACTTTATCAGGTGTTGCCGAGACTGACGAACGAGTGATTGATTGAATTGTTAAGGTGTGATAAACGCATTGTTTGCACTTATCTGTTGTCAAGTATATCTTACTATATTGATAGTGTCAAGTACATTATTATGATTATAGCGGTGGTTGTGGATAACTTGTGGATAACTGCTAGACGCTGCAATTGCTAGAATAGCGCCCAATCCACTCATACCTTACTAACTACTATAATAGCCATATAACATACTTAAACACGCCAAAACATACTCAAAAGCGCCCAAAACTATCACATTCCCGCTCAAACCTAACAGTTACATTATAGTAAGATAAATAGCAGTGTATCCAGGTACAAGGTAATACAAGGCAATATACATCACAATACAGGGCTAGAATAGATATCATTACCCGTATAATATACCTACACCACGCGTAACAGGGGTATAACAGGGGTCATAAGGTATAAATAAATATATCTGTAATAACAGGGGTAGGGAACCCTTAAAATGACAGGGGGGTATAGTTTTATGTGAGGGTAAAGATTTGTATTCAGCTCTCCACACATTGAACTTACTAAGTAAGTATTGAACTTACAGTAGCTAAGTAACTATGTACTTACTATGTACAAACGTGTACAACTATGTACAAACGTGTACAATGATGTACATGACAGTAGGTAACTTCAGGAAAGAATTAAAGAACTGCTTTGATGCTGCTTTACATGGCGATAAAGTTGAGATAGAGCGTGGCGGAGTTGCTTACTCATTAACTGCAGTTGGAATCGTAGGGACTGTCGTCCAAGCTCCCAAAATAAACTACTCGGTAAATGTACCTAGTAATATTCAAACTCCTGTTGGAGTAGTAACTCCTAAAGCAGAGATATTCCATAAACTTAAAGAATCTATTGGTATTGCAGCTGACGCTGTTAAACTATGTAAGATACATGGCATACCCTTAGACGATAGAGGACGCTGTATGCAGAAAGGCTGCCGTTACGCATGAAAACGAACTATGAAAACTAAAGCTATTATGAAAGCAAAGAGAGAACGTGACCTAGGGAACCCTACGGAGGAAGATAAGGTTGTAGTTGAAAAGGTGGTCGAGCTGGTAAAAGAAAAACAGATAAAACTTAATAAGAGACAGTATAACTTTATAGAGAATTACTTATTACCTACTTCTCCTACTTTTGCTAATTCCTACCAGTCGGCAGTAAAGGCTGGGTTTTCTAAGTCTTATTCTACTGCTATTACTTCTAATACTTTGGACCTGTGGTGGGTTAGAGAAGCAAAGAAGAACTTAGTTGGCTACGAGCCAGAGCATATTTATAGGGCGTTTCAAGGTATAGTGCAGTCTGCCGCTCAGGACAGGGATAAACTAAAAGCTCTGGAACTTATGGGTAAAGCTAAGGGTATGTTTATAGATAGGGTTCAGCAAGATGTTAAAGTAACTTTTATAAATGATGTGCCTAGACCCTTAAACGAAACAGCTGAAAGAATAATTATAGATGCCGCAGATTAAAATCCCAGATTATATCGCGTCTCCTAGACAGACTAAGTTCCATACTAGTGAGGCATTTGAAACGCTTTACGGGGGAGCTGCTGGTGGAGGAAAGACTGCTGCTCTTGTGGCAGAGGCTATAACTTATGCTATGCGTTGGCCTAAGTCTAGGATTTATGTTTTTAGAAAGACTATTCCAGAACTTAAACAGTCAGTTATACCAGAGATTTATAAACAATGTGCTGACTATATAAACATAGCAAAGGGTATGCATTACAACTCTCAGGACAGAACCTTTGTTTTTACTAACGGAAGTATTATTCAATTAGCCTACCTAGAGAACCCTGCTGACATGTATCGCTATCAGTCTGCTGAGATACATTTACTTTTATTAGACGAGGTAACTCACTTTACTTTGGAACAGTATGAGTTTCTTAAGACTCGTGTTAGAACTGCTGGCGAGCAACCACTTAAAGTGATGTGTGCCACTAACCCTGGAAACATTGGACACGCTTGGGTTAAATCTTACTTTATTGACATAACTGCTCCAGAATCAATCTATACTGATAGACATGGAAACACTAGGCAATTCATACCAGCTAAAGTATCTGACCACCCAGACCAAAAGTTTAGAGATACTTACACAAGACAACTGTCTAGTTTGAGCGACCCTAACCTAAGACGGGCATATTTAGACGGAGATTGGGATATTTTCGCAGGACAGGCTTTTGAGGAGTGGCGCAGGGAAACAGAAGAGGGTAAACCATGGCATGTTGTTACTCCGTTTGCTATTCCTAAGCACTGGACTAGATGGTTTGCTTATGACTGGGGGTATAACTCGTATGCTGCTGGAGTTTGGTTGGCGATTGACCCTGGCTCAGACAGAATATATTTATACAAAGAGTTTTATGAACACGCTTTAGCAGCTTCTAAACAAGCCGAAGTAATAGAAATGGGTACTGGCGACGATAGATTGTCTATGCGACTAGCTGACCCCTCTTTATGGAAACAAATTGGCTCTGCTGAAACTGGAGAAACAGTAGCCGCAATTTTTCAGAGAAATAATCTTATATTTCAACCAGCGAACAACGATAGGAAAGCAGGAAAGAACGCTATACACGAAGCCTTGATGCCTAAAGCTGACGGTATCCCTGGATTACAGGTATTTTCTAACTGCGTTAATTTTATTAGAACTTTTCCTAATCTTCCTGTTGATATAAACAGACCAGAGGATATAGACACAAGGGCTGAGGACCACCTTTACGACGCATTAAGATATGGGCTGATGAACAGACGACCTGGTAGTATGCCAGAACCTAAAATAAATCAAGACTTGGTAAATCAAAGAGAAAAGTATGTTAATTTTAGATAGTTGGTGTAGTAACAGCAATTTAGTGTATAATACGCTTAACTGGGTATAAGGGAAATAGCTGAAATATGGAAAATACTGATACTGCCTCAACAGAACAAAAGATACCAAAAAATACGCCAAGTAAAGATTATGTACAAATAGCAGTAGATGGGTGGAATAGTTCTTGGAATTATACATCTGGTTCTTATCACAAAGTCTGGGAAGATATGGCTAATCTTTATAACAGCAAGCGTACTATGGTTGGCTATAACGGCATCTCTGATACTTTTGTTCCTATGTCTTTTTCTACTATTGAAACTATGGTATCGGCTACTGCTGGCGAAAAGCCCCTTGTAGAATATATTCAGACAAAACCAGAACAGGCTAGTAATACAGAAGTTCTTAATGGGCTTTTTTCTTACTATTGGGATTTAGACAACTGGACCAATAAACTTGTTTCTCATACTCGTAGTTATTTCAAACTAGGTACAAGTGTTCTAATGGTTTACTGGGATATTGACCACCCTTGTATTAAACATATTCCTTTAAGAGACTTTTTCTGCGACCCAACAGCTACAATCCTAAATTACCAAAAAGCTGGTTATATGGGTTACAGGTTCTTGGCAAACAAAGAAGACCTTGCTAAAGAACAGATTGTAAATCCAGAAACTCAGCAACTAGAAAACAAATACAAGAACTTAAATAAAATTAGCGGTGATTTTCAATCAGGCGACCAAACAGATAAAGAGGACAAAGATACTCTTATGGGTTCTACTCTTGACGCTAAAGCCCAAGAAGGACAAGTAGAAGTTATTTGTTACTGGACAGAAGAAGAAGTATGGTATGTTGCAAACCGTGAAGTAGTAATCTACCAATCTAAGAACTACTACAAGGAACGACAGCAATTCTTAGGTTGGAAAAACCCAGAGGGTATGTACCCTTTTATAATTGACTCCTACTTGCCAGACGAAAGCCTGTTGTACGGAACATCAGTGCTACAATCTATTGCTAAGCCACAGGAACTATTAAACGACCTTACTAACCAAAATGTAGATGCCGTATCTTGGTCGCTAGACCCTGTTATGGAACTTGACCCTCAGTACGCTTCTTACATAGATAAAATTAGAAACGTTACTGGTGCTGTATATCCGTTTAAGCCTGGAAGTTTTTCTGCAGTTAATAAACCACAAATCCCTAGCAACGCTTTTAACGAACGCTCTAACATAAAGAACGAAATCAGAGAGACAACAGCAGTAGATGAAATCATTAAGGGAGTGGCAACAAGCTCTCGCACAACTGCTACTGAAGTTAAACAACAGGTAATATCATCTGGACGAAGATTTGATTTAGTTGTTTCACAAATAGAAAACGGTGGTTATTACACACTAGCCAAATTAGTATTTCAAATGGTTCGTATGTATGTTACTGAGCCAACTATGTTTAGAGTCTTGGGAAAGACTGGTGTTGATTGGGATACTTATGACCCACAAATGTTTCAAGGTGATTACGAACCACGCATTAAACTTAAAACTACTCTTGACCAAGAAAAGAATAAAAAGATGCGTGACCTTAAAGAACTGTACACAGCTATGCTTGGAAACCCACTTGTTAATCAGGCTGGCTTAACTCGCATAATCTTACAGAAAGCATTTAATCTTGAACCTGATGAAGTAGACGGTTTAATGGTAGACCCACAACAACAAGCTATGGCATCACAGGGCGAAGACCCTAAGGCTAAAAAAGAAAAGACCCCAGAACAAATCGCATTAGAGGGTATCGCTAAAAGTTATGTAAATACCAATCCAGATGTACAGGCACAATTAGAAGAAATGGCTGGACTACAATCATCTGTTGCCCACGAAGGTGCAATAGAAGCTCTAGCATCTCAGCAGTCAAAAGACCTTACAGTTAATCATATGACTTCTCTACCGCAAGATGGTTCACCAATAGGCGTTGCACCTATGAATCCACCACTTCCACCACAAGCCCCTGAAGTACCAAGTACAGGGGTACAGGAATAAACAATGGATGATTGGTCCAACCAATTTAATAGTTTACTATCCTCACCTTTAGGTAAGGAACTGATAAGCCAACTTAATACTAGAAAGGAGCAGTTAGTAATGGACGCTACAAAAGAAAAAACACAAGAAACTGCTTTTGGCTTGCTTAAACAAGCATCTGGTGTTATTTTAGCTATAGAACATTTACAGTTTCTATCAGTTTTACCTGCAGACGAGGGGAGTAAGAACAATTAAATAATTGCCCAGCTTACTCCCCTAACTCTGGGCGAGACTTTAACAATTAAAAAAAGGAAGTATGATGGATACCACAACTACTGATGGTGGCGCGCAAGCACAACCACAAGAACCAGTGGCGGTTACAACGGGTTATAATTCTGACCAAGTTATCTCTACAGATAGCAACGGAACACCAGACCTATCACCAGTTACATCACAAGCAAGCGAAAGTGCATCAACTGCTAGTGAAGCCGTTTCTGAGAACGAAAGTTCAGACGCAAGTCAAAATGAAACACAAGCTCAAACCGAGCAATTAGACGACGATATTGTCGCATGGACGGAAAAGAAAGGATTGACAATAAATCTTGATAATCCAAACGAGTTAAAACTCGCACAAATGCAACGAGAAGCCGAAAGAAAAATGCACGAAGCCAACAACAAGTCTAGGGAACTGGAACACTCTGTGTACCAAGCACCTATAGATTACACTGGAGACCCTAATATAGATGGATTGGCTCAGTCGGTTAATAACCTATTGATACAAAACAATGTAAGAGAGTTCTTTAGTGAAAATCCTGATGCTCGTGAATACGAGTCAGCTATGGCAACATTAGTATCTGAGAAACCTTATCTGAAAGATGATTTGCGCTCTTTGTACATATTAGCCAGAAATGACCCAGCACGAGATGCAGAATTAAGACAAGCTGGTGGTCGCGAAGCTTTGACGAACCTCGCACAGAAACAACAACAAATCCCGCCTTCATCGGGCGCTACTAATTCTGGAGTATATCAATCTGAACAAATTACACCTCAAAATGTATCAAGTTTAGTAGATAAAAACAGTCAAGAGTGGTTTGAAAAAAACTACAAAGCAATTAGTGCAGCGATGGAAGCGTAACACTAAACTAAACTGAAATAAGAAAAGAGAAAACACAATGGCAACAACTGGAGCATATGGTTCTGGTAACGTAAACGTTGGCGTAACAGCTGGAAACGTTTTTCGTCCTAACATCTGGAGCAAAGAAGTTTTAATGTTTGTAAAGAGCAACCTTGTTCTATTACCACTCATTAAGCACTATGATGCAGATGTGCAGTCAGCTGGTCAAACTTTGGAAATACCAAATGTTAGCACCATTTCTGCAAACCTAAAAGCACAAAACACTGTAGTGACACTAAACTACAACACAGACACAAAAACTACTATAACTTTGAACAAGCACTACGAAAGCTCATTCTTAGTTGAAGACCTATTAAAGATTCAAGCAGCTTACGACATTCGTAGCGACTACACACAAGCAGCCGCATATGCAATATCTGAAAAGATTGACTCAGACATAGCAACAAACATGACAAGCACATGGAAAACGGCTTCACAGACTGTTGGTACTTACGGTACTGCAATAAACGATGCTTGCATCTTGGCTGTAAACCGCTACCTAAGCGAAAACAAAGCACCTCGCACAGACCGAAGTCTAGTTGTTCACCCTAAAGGTGAATCAGAACTATTGGCTATCGACAAGTTCGTTCGTTATGACGCACTTGGAACTGGCGAAGCAATTAAAGGTGGCAAGCTTGGAACTATTTACGGTGCAACTGTATACGTTTCACAGAACCTTGTTTACCTTGATACTGTAACTGACGAATACAACCACCTATTCTTCCACAAAGAATCATGGGCTGTCGCAGTTCAGTCACAACCTCGTACTCAGGCTCAATACAAGCAAGAGTACCTGGGCTGGTTAGTAACAGTGGACGTACTTTACGGTCACTCATCACTACGAAGCAACTTTGGTTACGTCGTAAAAAGCTAATCAAACACCTCACGGTATAACTAGACTCCTGACGAGGAGTCTTTTTATATTGTGTTGCTTTATTTAGAACAACTTGGTAATATGAAATTATAAATTAAGCGAGGGCAAGCGATGAAATCTCCACTAGCATTTGATAAAGAGACTGTTAAAAAGTATAAAATACCAAAAGAAGCAGAACTACACCCAAGACAAAAACTTGCTTATCTTGAAGAACAACTTAATCAGTTAAAATCTATGCAGTGGCGTTCAAGAGTTGATATGGTACACGCTACCAGACTATCTGAAAGCGAGAACGAAGTATTAAAAAACAAGGGTTTACAGCAACTAGGTACACACGCCAACGAAGTAGACCAGTTTAGTGGTGCAATCTCAATGATAAGTTTATTTATAGATGAGTTAAGGGCAGAAAATCCAAATGTCGGTGAAACAAAAGCATCAGACAATCCCGACGGCTACTAAGCCAGAAGCTACTAAACTAGCAGTTATTTTACCTAGTAGAGGGTTAATGTTCTCTGAAACATTAGAGGAACTTTTAGGCGAGCTTGAAGGGCTAGACTACGAAATATACTGGTCACACGAAAAAGGATTACCAGAGTGTTTTAACGAACCAACTGAGAGAGCTTTAGCTGATAAAGATAACTTCGCTGTTTTAATAGTTGAAGATGACATGATTATTCCTAGAGGTGTTCTAAATAGAATGTTTAATAAAAACTATCCTGTTACAGCTTTAGATTATCCGTTTCAGCAGAATGGCGATTCCACTTGTTTACACGACCCTAATGGATTTGCGTACTGGACTGGAACTGGTTTTATGCTTGTAGCCAGAGAAGTGCTAGAACAGTTTGAAAAACCAATCTGGCGCACAGACAGAACATTTGATCCATTTATAGATAAAGACACAATACATTTCTGGCCACGCAAACTTACTAAGATATTCTATGGATTACACGACTTAAACTTTGGTATGGTGCTTTACTCTGCTGGTGTACCTATTATGCCAATGAAACAAAAAGCTGGACAGCGTAAACTAGAACAACTTGGAGAGATACACTCTAATCAGGGTCAGCATAAAATAATTGAACTGACTGAAGTAGGTGAGAACCTTGTGTCGGGTATGATTACTCCAGAAAACTCTGAGTTATTTCTAGGTGCTATGAATAGAGTACAAAACGTTAAGTTCTGGGAAGATATACCGCCATTTATCTCTTATGACGATAATGACCAACCGTACTTAAATGATGGGAGAGATTTTAGTGTCGTCCGTTAAAGTCGCAATTATTCTACCGAGTAGAGGGTTAATCTTTTCCAAGACTGCTGACGAGATACTTAGAAACCTAAAGGGCATACCCCACAAGTTTTTCTTTTCTCACGGTAAGCCAATTCCTGAGTGTTTTGAAACACCAACACAACTGGCTCTAAAAGATAAATCTATTTCTCATCTTTGGTTCGTGGAAGATGATATGGTATTACCAGACGGCATTTTACAAGATTTGTTGGCTGAGAATGCAAACGCTATTACCTGTGATTACCCTGTTACAAAAACTGGACGAGGTTCGGTATTTTATGATGGTGGTGGAAGTGTAGTGTTTTGTGGAACTGGTTGCTTGCTTGTTAAACGCAAAATCTTTAATAATCTTAAAGCTCCGTATTTTACAGATAAGATACGCTGGTCAATACTTAACTATGGTGAAGCAGTTAAACTTGTGGCACTAGACGGTGATGTTGATGGCTATGGATTGCACGACATAACCTATTCAATAAAACTTTGGAACAATGGAATTGTTATTAAGGTTCTGCCTATTAAACTAGGACAACGCAAACTAATTGCTCTGGGCGATAGTGGTTCTAATAATGGTGCTCATAAAATTGAAGTGTGGACTAAGGTAGTTAAGAATATGCGCCTTAAAGCACTACAAGCCCAGCCAGTGGCTTTGGGGGCTAAAACTAAGCTAGTGGTTGTTGATACGCCTAGTGGGGGTGTTACAACCTCTCGTAAGCACGCAGACAGCCTAGTAGCACAAGGATTAGCAACCTACCCTCCCAAACGGTTTACTATAATAGATATGAATGAGATAGAAATATGAAGCTTTTAATCTGTCTAATCACCTACGAACGCCTAGACTATACAAATAAAACACTACGGAGTTTATTTGCCACAATACAATCACCCTATTACTTAGTGGTTGTTGATAACAATTCTACTGACGGCACACAGAAAGCGTTACAGAGTCTAAAGAAACGAGGACGCATAGATAAACTTATTCTTAATCCAAAGAACTACTACCCTGGCAAAGCTTGTAACATTGGCTGGACTGAGGGATTAAAAGATTACCCACAAGCCACCCACCTAATGAGATTAGACAATGATATGCACTTTGAAAAAGGGTGGGACGCTAGGGCAGAGGAATACTTTATTGAGATAGACCGACTAGGACAGTTGGGATTAGATTTTGATGGTGGAGAAAACAAAGTTCCACAGTATTATAATAATATGGGGTTAATAGAGTTTCCTGGATGCGTCGGTGGTCCAAATATCATACGTCGCACAATATGGGATACAGGGGCAAGATATGATGAAACACCGTGGGAAGGTTCTAATAGTAAGTTACAAGAAGACACTAGGTTTTCTCGGCAAATTAAAAACGAAGGGTGGCTGGTAGGACATATGGACGAAAGACTAAGTTATACTTTTGCAGACAAGACTAACTGGAAAGACTATAAAGACTATTACAAGAAGACAATGTTTGACCGTGGTTACGATGAGCAAGTAAAATACATAGAAGGGTTAAAATGAAAATACTTATCACAGGCGGTACTGGTTCTTTTGGTAATGCTTTCGTCAAACGATACAAAGACGAACACGAACTAACAGTGTTTAGTCGTGACGAAAATAAACAATTTGAAATGCGCAAAGAATACCCCAACGTTAGATATGAGATAGGTGATGTAAGAGATAGAAGTAGGGTTGGAGAAGTTGTGGCTGGACAGGACAGTGTATTCCACGCAGCCGCTCTCAAACAAGTGCCTGGCTGTGAGTTCTTTCCATTTGAAGCAGTCAAGACAAACATACTTGGTGCAGAACACGTTATAGATGCTGGATTAAAGGCTGGTGCTAGAGTAGTCTGCCTATCGTCAGACAAAGCTGTTTATCCAATAAACGCTATGGGTGTGTCTAAAGCTATGATGGAGAAGTTGGCTATCTCTAAGGGTGCTTTAGTAACTAGGTACGGAAATGTAATGCGTTCAAGAGGTTCAATAATTCCTATCTGGGAAGAACGTTACAAACAAGGTTTACCCTTACTTGTTACAAACCCAAATATGACTAGGTTCTTAATGTCGCTAGATGAGTCAATAGATTTAGTAATGTATGCTTTAGAAAAAGGAGAACCTGGTGAGTTATTTGTAAGAAAAGCACCTGCTTGTACTATGGAAACCCTTGCACTATCTATCGCAGAAGATTACAAAGTTATTGGTATAAGACACGGAGAGAAGATGCACGAAACTTTGGTATCAGCAGAAGAAATGTTACGAACAGAAGATATGGGTACTTATTACAGAGTAAAACCTGATTCACGGGGTATGAACTATGACCAGTATTTTAGTGTGGGAGTTGAGGCTGAAACTATGGCTTTTACCTCAGAGAATACTAGTAGATTAGACGTTAAAGCAGTAAAGGATTTATTGTGAAAATTATGTCAATCGTGGGTACTCGCCCAGAAATAATAAAGATGTCCGAGATAATCAAGAAGCTGGACAAACACACCGAGCATACCTTTATACACACTGGTCAGAATTATGACTACACGTTAAATGAGATATTCTATAAAGACCTAGACTTACGCCACCCAGACCATATTCTTGACACCAAGGGAGACAGTTTAGCCGAAACAGTTGGTAATATAATGTTTGAAGTAGAGAAGATGCTTAAACTATACGAACCTGACGCAGTAGTTATACTTGGTGATACTAACTCAGCTTTGAGTGGCATTATCGCTAAAAGGATGAAGATACCACTGTTTCACCTAGAAGCAGGCAACAGGTGTTTTGACGACAATGTTCCAGAGGAAATAAACCGTAGAATAATGGACCACATATCTGACGTAAATCTGGTTTACACGCAGGGACAACGACTGTACCTAAGAGATGAGGGTATAGCTAAAGACCGACTATTCATAATGGGTAGTCCAATGAAAGAAGTGTTTAATAAACATATAGACAAGATAAAAGCAAGTTCTGTGCTAGAAGATATGGGTCTTAAAACTGCTTTAGTTTCCTACTTTCTAGTCAGTTTACACAGAGATGAAAATACCGAGATACCAGAGAATCTAACTATTTTACTAGACACACTAGACGCTATTGCCAAGAAGTACGAATTGCCTGTAATTGTTTCAACCCACCCACGACTTAGAAAAAAACTAGAAGGCATAAGATTAGACAAAAGAGTTAAGTTTGTAGAACCACTAGGCTACTTGGACTACAATAAACTACAAATGAACGCTAAGTGCGTAATCTCTGACTCTGGTACTATTGCAGAAGAATCAGCAATACTAGGTTTCCCTGCTATAACTATTAGAAATGCCCACGAACGAGCTGAAGCTACTGACGCTGGCTCTATCCTGATGACAGGGGTTAATAAAGAGAATATCTTAAGTTGCCTAGAAATTATAGAAACCCCTACCACTATTCCTGATGGGTATAACGTAGATAACTGTTCTGACAGAGTTCTAAAAGTAGTTTTAGGCTACACTCCGTATGTTAATAAGTATGTGTGGCAAAAATGAAACTATCTCCACTAGAAGTTAAAAAAGACACCAGAGGTTCTTTCATAGAAGCGTTTAAGTTACCGAACGACGGACAAGTTTCGTATATCATAATCAACCCTACTGAAACTAGAGGCAATCACTACCACCAACGAAAAACAGAGCATTTCCTAGTTATGTATGGTTCTGCAACAATAGACTCAAAGAACAGACAGACTGGCGACGTGATGAGTGCTCAACTTTCAGGGTTCAAGCCAATGACTGCTACTATTCCACCCAACCATACACATAGAATTACTGCTACTGACGATGGTTGTATTTGTATGATATGGTGTGATGAGCAATTTAATAAAAAAGATGTAGATACATTTGCAGAGGAGTTATAATGTCTTTCTCAATAATTATGCCAATGGACACAAATAGGTTAGAGCAGTTCAAAGTAACTAAACTAATCTATGATGAAATGCCACAGGTTAAAGAGTTTATTATTCCTACTAGAAGTGAGTTACAAATAGGGCGTTATTTAGATGATAATAAGTTGATGAAAGATGTACGAATTATTCCCTATAAACACAGTATCGGATTCAACCCCAGTAAAGCGTTTAACATAGGTGTTAGAGAGTCTAAGTACGATAACATCATAATCACAAGCCCAGAAGTTAAACCTACAACAGAGGTACTGGAACAACTCAGCGATTTGTTAGACAAGAACATTGTCTGCTCCGTAGATGACCAAGACATAAACAGTAACTTAAGTGTATTGGTCAGCACTACATTTAGAGGTGAAACACCTGCTATGTATTTCCTTGCTATGTTCAGGAAAGAAGATATATTAAAAATAAATGGTTGGGACGAAGACTTTATGAAGGGCTATGCTTACGAGGACAATGATTTTGGCGAACGCTGGAAACGAGCAAAGTTGCCTTTTGAAGTGAGAGATGATATTCGTGCCACACACCAATACCATGAACGACACGAAACTATATCTGGCGGCAGCAATACAAACGCTATAAAATACAATGATAATAGTGAGAAGAAAATTGTTCGATGCGATAATGGTATAATAAAGACACTTAATAGTATATAATCAACATAACTGGGCTTAGGATTATAAATGGACCAAGAAAAAATAAACGCCTACAACACTGAACAAAAGAAAAAAGTAGATGAACAGTCTGCTAAAGAATTACAAAAAGACAACGCAGGATTAGTAGTTAGTGCTGTAACAGGTAGTGCTGGTGTAGTTGCTGGTACTGTAAGAGATGCTGCCCAAAAGACCGAAAAAGCCACTAAAGAAGTTAATCAGTCCGTTGCTACTGCTGGAAAAGATATAATACAAGCAGTAACTAACTCACAAAACGAAGTAGCAACTGCACTAAATAACTTAGTTGTTGCGACAGTCGTCAGTAAAGACCCACAACTATTACAAGCCGCTAAAGATGTATCAGATTTATTAACTTCTATTGCTAAAGCAGGAAGTGATTTTAAGTCCTCTAAATTAAACGTTCTACCTGAATCTCTTAATAAACTTTCAAGTTCAATTCAATCCTTAGTAGATAATGAAACAAGTGATACTGATATTGACTACACAAATGTATTAAATGATATAAAAGACTTACTGTCTGTAGATGATAAAACGCCTGTTATAAATGTTGCAGCACCAAAAGTAATGATAGATACTACTAAGTTTGAAAAAGCCATTACATCACTTGAAAAAGCCGTACGAGATAATATAGTTACTTTACCAGAACAAGATGACACAGCAGTTATAGAAGCATTAGCAGGTGTTAAAGGGTCAATAGATAATATGACTTTTCCTGTACCAAACTATGTTTTACCTTTTAAGGACATAAATGGAGTAGCCATACAGGTACAATTAGATGCTAGTGGAAATCTACCTACAACTGGTGGTGGTGGTGGTGGCGGTGGTGGAACACAATACGCTGATGGTGCAGCCAGAGGTACAGCCACAGGTACAATCGCTATGGTTGATGATGGAACTAACATACAATCATTGTCTGGCGATAGCACAGGCAAGCTCAATGTAAATAACATATCAGGCACAGTATCACTACCGACTGGTGCAGCAACTTCAGCGAAGCAATTACCAGATGGACACAATGTAGTAGTAACTTCTGGAACAGTTACTGCCGACACTGAGCTACCAGCAGCCGCAGCACTAGCAGATACAACAGCCAATCCAACTGTACCAGCCGTAGGTAGCTTCTTAATGGGCTGGGACGGCACTAATACAGTCTGGGACAGATTAAAACAACAAGGCTTGAACGCTGATGCACAAACAGCTCACGCAAAAGGTGTTCTTGAAACAGCATCTAATGGGTATGTTTATAACGGAAGTACTTGGGATAGACTAAGGGGTGATACCACTGGTGTTAGTGTTAAGAACATTGCTAGTGCATTACCAGCAGGCACAAACAATATCGGTGATGTAGATGTTCTGACAGTCAATGGTGTTGCACCTGCTTTTGGAACTGGTGCGAGAGGTGCAACTGTCCAAAGAGTTACTATTGCAACAGATGACTCCGTACCTGTAACCAATGCTGGTACTTTCGCAGTACAAGATAGTCAATTAGTTGCAGATGACGCTGCTTTCACTATTGCTACAACTAAAGTACGGCCAGCAGGCTTTTTAGCTGATGAAACTGCCACCGATAGCGTAGATGAGGGCGATGCTGGTGCAGCTCGTATGACACTAGACCGCAAAATGATAGTAACTGTACAGCCACATACCGCAGGTGGATTAAGCGTTGCTAACTTTACCTCTGGCGATACATATACCGCACTTACAGCAACAGCACAGGTTATTAAGGCTACTGCTGGCAAATTGTATGGTTATTACATATTTAATCCTAATGCCGTTACTAGCTATGTAATGGTTTATAATATCGCTGCTGCTTCAGTTACTGTTGGTACATCAACTGCCCTATTGGTATTCGCTATACCTGCTGGCTCGGCTGCTAACATAGAAATGGCTAATGGTATTACATTTAGTAACGCTGGCTGGTCAATTGCTGCCGCTACATCAGGTGGTGGAAATACCGCACCAGCTACCGCACTAGAAGCAATGGTTTGGTATCTTTAAGAAAGGGGTAGTATGAACCCAATAGACGATACAACATACTCGGCTGACCCAGTAGGGCATTTGGAAACTGTTGTTGGTGATGAAAAGCAACCAGAAGCCCTGCCTAGAGTAAAGATTAAGGGCTGGGACAATGAAGTCAATTTATCGGTTGGTGTTATTTACGATGAAACAGCCCACACGATGACACTAGATGGCGATAAGGCCATATGGGAACAGGGCGATGTATCTGCCAGCTTTGAGCCACTTGTTAGCACTACTACACCAGACACCTACATATCACTAATAGACGAAGGCGAGATAAGCCCACAGAGAATTGCTGCTGGTTATGAAGTTGATAGATACTTCAAATGGGGTCATACAATACATATATATTCCTCAAATCAAAGGGCGATGATGTACTATGGCTTTTATAATGCCAACGAGTTTTTAGACCGAAGCAAGCTAGATATACCTGAAGTACGATTGTCTGGTACTGACTGGAACGACCCAATGACAATGGACAACAAACTGATACTAATAGAAGTCCATTACAATAAAGAAGATGACACGGACAAGATACATAACTTTACTATTACTGCTATTAAAGAGGTATTAGCAAGATATGGAATAGAGGCTTATCATAAAGAACATACATATAAATTATATTATAAAGATGGCGATAAAGATGTTAAGTTTTTCTCTACTGGGTTTTTTAGTGGGCAGTATTACGCCTATCTAAATCTTGGACACGATTATAATGGTGCATTGGCGTACTCTAACAAACCCAATGCTGTACCTCGAAGCGACCAATATGCTTATGGGCTACCAGATACACTACCAGATACTATTGTTGCAGAGATTATAGAACGCTATGCTGAATTGTATGGACTGCCATTAGTGCCGAGAGTATTTACCCTAGCCGAAGAAGCTAAGATTGCTGAGATAGAAATAGCACATAATAACGAGAATTGGATTGTAAATGGCAAGAGAGATGATGTCTGGCGATTGACTGCATCAGAGCAAAATGAGAATGGCTTTGAGTTTGATATTACTCTAGCTACTAAGCCTGATACCAATGTCTATACAATGTCGATTGAAACTAAAGGATTGATATTTGGCAAACAACCAGCAATACCTGATGACAAAGTAAAGACTGAGTTTCAAAGCCCTAGAGTAACAGGTTCGTATGCTGTATACCACGAAAGTAAGCAGAACAATGAGTACAAGGCTGGCAAAGCGTTCCATATATATCGACCAATCATAAAAGATGCGACTGGCTGGGAAGTCTGGGGTGATATAGATATAGATACTGAAATGCGCATTACTATACCCCAAGATTTTATAGACAATGCCACTTACCCAATAGTGATTGACCCTACCTTTGGCTATACAACTACTGGTGCTTCTTTTGTAGCTTCTGGAAATGTAGTTTTAGCTTCAGATGCAACTTTAACTGCCACTGGTAATCTGGCTGCCGTAGTGGGTACTGTTAATGGCGGTGGTAGTGCTAATGTAGCTGGTATTTATGATAGCTCTGGCTCTTTAATGTACACTTCTTTAGCAGTTTCTGGTGTTCCTGCCGCAAACTTCTTTTCATCTTTTCCAAACTTGCCAGCAGCAGGTTATAGGATTGCTTACTCACTCAATACTTTAGGAATTTATAGTGCTGGCTCTTTATATTACGACACAATAACTGGTACATCTTATTCATTGTCCTACGCTTATACTGGTACTTTGCCTGTGAATATGGACTCATTTACCACAGAAACTACTAGGCTTTATTCACTTTATGGAATAACAGGTTATCAATGGCCTGTAATGATGGGCAACTCTCAAGCTATGGCGGCTACTGCTAGGTATATGCCAATGGACGGTGGCTCGGCTACTGCTTGGGGAACAACCGCAGCTAATCAAGCTATCGTTTCACCAAGTGTCGCAGCCTACTCTAACCTACGATTTGATGTAACGACAGCACCTGGTGGTGTTACTGCCAGAGAAATGTCTGTTTCTGGAAATATACCAGCAACAATAACTGGTGCAGCAGTAACAGCTACTAATACAACACAAGCAATCAATTTTGATGCTGGAACTAACTTGTATATTCAAAACTTACCGACTGGCACACCAGCCAGCTCTACTGGTAACAAATGGCGATTAGCAGTAACAAGTGCAAATCAGGCTTGGTATGCAAGCTCAATCACAGCCCTTAGTACCACAGCTACTAGGTATAATGGAGTACAAGAAGCTGCTGGTCTTAGCACATCGGCTGGACCAGCAACATCTACAATGCCTAATGATAGCGGTACGATTAAAACTGCTTACTGTAAATTGCTAGATGGTACGCTGACTGGTGCTGGCACTTATACTGTTACTTTGGTTAAAGGTGGTGTTGATACAGCTATTTCAATGGTGCTTGATAGCTCTAATGCATTTAATACCAGTGCTAGTACGGTGGCTGTAACAGGAACTACACCAGCTAGTGCCGATACACTTTATTGGAAAATTGTACCTAGTGCTGGTACAGCTCCAAGTGCTGCCCTAAGGGTTGCTATATCGTGCGAGTACCAATCAAACACAGCAGGTAATGGAATAGTCTTTGGTGGTGATAGTGCAAATGTATCTGGTACTACATATTCATCTAGCTATGATGCTTGGAACGCTACTGAGAGTTTAATATCATCTTTGGCAGTAACGCACACAATTATTGCTTTGCGAGCTGACTTGTCTGCTGCACCAGGCTCTACTAATACACGAACGCTAACATTTAGAAAGAACGCTGCCGACCAAACACCAGCAATTACAATAACCAGTACAGCAGTAACAGGAAGCTGGTCAGGCAGTCTGGCAATTGCCACCGATGACTTAACAGCCTTCTCGCACACTTCTACTGGCACACCAGCTAACTCTAGCTTATTCTGGTCTTATGTATTCACAGCACCAGCAGGGAGTTCAAGTGGGTTACGACTATTAGCTATGACTGGAGTTGGTAAGTAGTTATTGACGAATAGGTTCTAACTTTTACAAAAATATATGATACAATAACATTAACTGGGCTTGATAGGATAATCAATGGCGTACATAGAATTAACTAGAGGAAAAAAAACACTTGTAGCAGCAACCAATCACTACGGGGAGTTTGCAAAGTGAGCTACATTTTTCTAGACCTTAAAACAAAACTTACTACACAAATAGGCGACCCTAACCTTGACTCTACTGTTATGGGTGATGCACTTAACTATACTCAACAGGCTATCTTTGGGGCATTTGACTTAACACTTAACTCTGCCACCCAGACTAATTCAATAATTACTGGTGCAAATACACTTGTTAGTGCACTTCCGACAGACTTACAAAGAATTATGAGTATATATGTAAGTTCACCAGTTGCATTGGCTAATAACCTCACAGACTATTTCTTAAAAGTAAAAGACTTTCGTACTCTATATCCAAACGCAGGTTTCTATGTTGGTCCAATTAAAGAGTGGACTTACTTTACAAGTATTGAGTTTGCTATGTCATCAAGTGCTGATTTAACAGTTAAAATAGATTATATTAAAACAACACCTCTGTTAAGTGCAGCCTCTGATGTACCTATTATACCTGAAACTTATGAAGAACTGTTAATACTCGGTGCAAAGAAAAGAGTATACGAACAAAAAGAAGATTTTGATTACGCTAGTCAGTTCTCTAACACCTACGCTGATTTACTGGAAGCCTTTACAACCAGATACAGCACAAGACAAGTAGACAATCAGGTAGTCATAGCAGGAGCTAGGAGCAGAGTATAATGAAGATTCGGAGAGTTCCGACACAGGCTGTAACCCGTAGACAAACGGAACGGCTAGTACAAACATTTAGTGGTCTAAATACTACTGCACCATATACACAGATGAAAGACTCTGTAAGTCCTAACTTCTATAATTGTCGTCTTTATGCTCGTAATAGTACCGATAGACGTGTAGCCGTCGGAACGAGAAAAGGACCAGGTTTCTATACTGTACCTCTAGGTGAAACAGTAGACCAACAAGAAACTTCTGTAACTGGTGCAAGTGACCAATCATTAACAACTACAAGTTGGGTAGCTGGTAAGTTTACTGCTGGCTCTAGTGGTAGGCTAACAAAAGTAGATGTCAATGTAAAAAATGGCACACTACCGACACAGCATATGCTTGTAGCCATTTATTCTGATAGTAGTGGTCCAAGTACTCTTTTAGCAACAAGCAGTCTTTTATCTACACAAATTAGTGGCACTTATGCATATGTTACACCTCGCTTTGTAGAAGCACCTCAAATGGTATCTGGAACTGTATATTGGGTAGTCTGTTTTATGCAAATGGGTGGTTCTGGTAATTATCTCTGGTCATCTACTACAAATGCCTCAACTGCTATGACCTCTACTAACTCTGGTGGTACTTGGACTGCTGCTGCTTTTGCTATGAACTTCAAGACCTACATATCAACCAACTCAAAAATGCTTGGCGGAACACGTTACACCCCTTCTAACGCTACTGCCAAGACCCTGATAGCACACGGTACAAATGTTTACACTGTTAATGATGTAACTGGTGTAACTACTTCTGTTAAATCTGGACTATCTGCTAGTGCTACTGACTACTATTTTGCCCAAGCCCAAGATGTTTTATATATGGCAAATGGTTATGATACACCTCAACAATGGGACGGAACTACTTGGCAAGCAGTAAATGTATCATCTGGTGCTAGTGGTTCAATACCAAACGGAAAACTTGTAATACTTCACAAGAATAGAATATGGTACTCCGACCCAACTGATCCAACTAAAATTGTATGTTCAGAACAAGGTTTATTTAACGAGTTTTTAAGTACCAGTTTTATCTATGTACCTGCCTCAAAGTCAGGCGACCCAATAACAGGCTGGATTGTATTCCAAGATAATCTAGTTATATTTACTCGCAAAACTAAATACATATTGTTTGGTGATGATTTTGGTAACTTTGTATTAAGACAGTCCTCTGGTCAAAAGGGTGCTGTAAACCAAGATGTTATTAAGTCAGACGCTAACTACATCTATTACCTATCTGATGACGGAGTTTACAGATACAATGGTTCAGCTGATGAATTAGTAAGCGATACAATTCAAACTGAAATAGATACTATCGTAGACAAGACAAAAGCATCTGCTGTCATACACAACAACTACTACCGTCTTTACTACACATCTAGTGGCAACACAGTTAATAACTCTACAATTCTATGGGATACTCTAAATAACTTTTGGTTGAGAGATAGTAATACATATATCAACAAACCGTTTGTAAATGAAGTTAATGTTCTTTACGAGGGTTCATCTCTGATAGGTTCGCTGTATCTCGCAGAGCAAGCCTACTCTGACTTGGGCAAACCTATAGCCTTTGTTTATTGGACTAAATACTTTGGTGATGGATTAAAGAAGATTTTACTTCGCAGAATAATCCCCTCAATCCGACTTCAGACCCAACCCTATAACTTAAATGTTTACATAGACATAGACCAAAGAAACACAATACCACTTCGCTATCAGGTAAATGCACAAGCATCTGGTTTTACTTGGGGTCAAGGTTCACCAGTTTTATGGGGTGCTGGTGGAGTATATCTCTGGGGAAGTGCCACAGTATCTAACCCAACTACTATGCAGGGTACAGAAGCGTTCTGGCATCAGATAAGATACGAACAGACTGGTGTAGATACTCCAGTTGAAATACTTTCATACATATTGCAGTTTAGAGTTAGACGGACGGAGTAGTAATGGCTGGATATAGCAGCATCACTCCGTCAATAAATGTAAATACAGCCTCAGGACAACTTCGGACTGAACTGTTAAATACATTTGTAAGACTAGACGGACAACTGACACTCACACCATTTAAGATAACTACAACAAACGGTCCTATACTAACTTCTGGTGCTGCTGAAGAAACTTTGCTCACAACCAACATTGGTACTGGTACTTTAAGTAAAGAAGGTTCATCTCTGTTAATACATATTGCTGGAACTACTGGTGCAAACGCTAATAACAAAACTATTAAACTTTACTTTGGTGGAACACAGATATTTACTACTGGTGCTTTTGCTGGTAATGATATTAGTTGGACTATACAGGCAGAAGTAATTAGAAATGGTGCTAGTGCTCAAATATGCTACACACAGTTTGTTGGCTCGGCAACACTTACTACTGCCGTCAAAGTAACTACTGCATCAGTTGATTTGGCTCAATCACAGGTATTGAAATTAACAGGTCAAGGAACTGCTGCTGGGGATGTAAGTGCATACTATTGGAAAGTTCTCTTACTTACATAATTATTGCTTTTAATATAATAAACTCGTATAATTTATTTAACTGGGCTACGGAGAATTAAATGGCACGAGAATTATCTCAGATAATGTCAGAACTTGATACTAGCTATCAACCCCAAAAAGACCTTTATAACAAACAAATATCTGGTGTAGACCCTGCCCTTGAAGCAGAACAACAAGGACTACAAGCACAGAAAGAAGATTCCTTTCGTGGCATAACTGAACAGGCTAACAGGCGTGGTTTATTTTATTCTGGTGTACCAATTGCAGAACAGGCACGATATACAGGTGGACAATTCCTCCCAGCCCTTGCAAACCTAAGGGGTAAATACTACACACAAAAGAATAGCCTTACAGAAGCATTAAACAATCTAGGCATACAACAAGTACAAAGAGCACAGGACATACGCCAAACTGAACAGGCTAATGATGAATCTGCTAGACGATTTAATATGGAACAGGCTGCAAAAGATAAAGCTGCTGCTAGTGCTGGTGCATTCCAATTTGGTGGTGGTGGCGGTGGTAATGACGCTGCTGTTCCTGCTACTTCTGCTGTACCACCAGAGTTGCAAGCATTAAGTAATAGGATGTTTAATAAGCCAGGTGGTGGACAATATAGTGATGACGATTTAGCTAGAGATTACGAAAGAACAATGGATGGTGCTAGACGAGGTAATCAAAATGATATACAAAAACTTCAAATATACCACACTAGTCCAAGAAGTAGAGATTTATTTGGTGCAGATATGCCTAACATTGTACCGTATCAGACACAAGCTGCTACAGCATATCTTCCTGGTTCAATGCGTACAAATACTGCGCCACTTCAAACTGGTGGATTTCAAGGTGCATTAAATACTGCAATGTTTAGATAAATAAGATTTATGGATAAATAAATGATACAAATAACACCACAAATGGCAGAGGAGATGTATAGAAATAGTCAAGCACCTGCTAAGGAAAGTAAATACAAGTTTGAAAATGGGAGAATGATTGAACGCTATCCACAGCAAGCCCCAAAACAAAGAGGCAAAGGTGGTTTCTTATCATCTATAATCTCTGAATTAGGTGGTGCTGGTGGTGCTGCAACTGGTGCTGCAATAGGCGCTGGTTTTGGTGGTATAGGTGCAATTCCTGGTGCTATTATTGGTGGATTTTTAGGTGGAACTAGTGGTAAAGTCGCAGAAAATAAAATTAGAGATAATCAAAACTTCTTTGGTGCTGGTGGTTCAGCTAAATCTGCGTTTGGAGAAGGTGTTTTAAGTGGTGCATTATCTGGAGCAGGTGAAGCATATCAATTAGCTAAAGCTGGTAAAGCTATAACTGGAACAAGTAAATTGCTTCACCCAGTACAAAATATAAGTGCGGGTATCGCAGAGAAGAATGCAGGCAAAGCTTATGTAGGTGCTATTGAAACTGCTGGAAAAGGATTTATGGCTAGTGGTCAAGGATTAGCTCAAGGAGCTAGTGCAAAAGGTGTAGATAAAATTGGATTTAAGCAAATGACAGATTATCAAAATACTTTGAAAGCATTAGGTATAAAGTCTGGTTCTCCTGAAGCAATACAAGCTGCTGTTGAAAAACAAATTACTATAAAAGGTCAAGAACTTGCTAATAAATACGCAATAAATAATGTAGTCATAGACAAAACGACTATAGATGCATTAAAAACATCTATGTTAAAAGAGATAAATGGAAAAATGGGAGTTACTAGGGCTGGTACAAAGTTTGGTAAGAGTCAATTAAAAAAACTAGCTAATGTTGAAGATATGAATAGTTTTTGGAAAAAGTCAGTGGAGATAGGCGATAGTATTAAGTTTGGTGATACTACTTCTACTGTTGCAGAACGTAGTCAAGTAGCAACTATAATTCGTGACCAAATGAAAAAATATATTAACAAAACAATTCCATCACTTGAAGGTGATAATTTTATTTATCATAATCTAAAAGATATAAATGCATTAACTAAAGCTGCATCTACAAATACTAAAGGTGGTGGAGTAGTTAGCAAGCTTTCTACATTACAACCTGTTAAAGCACTAGAAGCTAAAATTGGTAGTGGAGTAGCAACTACTGGTAAATACTTGGCTGGTACTGGTGGACCTACAACTAAATTAACAAATCAACTTATGCGTCAAGCTCCTGGCAGTTTAACTCGTGCTATTAGTGGAACTATGCAACCACTAGACCAAACACAAATGGACCAATCTCAGGGTCAAGATATGCAAGGACAAGATATTTATGGTGGACAAAATATGGGTGGAATGCAATCACAAAATATGGGTCAAACCTTTCAAACCCAACAATCTGCTTACCCATTAGAACAAGCATTAAGAGACATAAACAGTACAAACAATCCTAAATACCAACAACAAATTATGGACAGATATGACTTTGTGCAAAAAGCAGAAGCATCACAAGCTGGTGGTCCTCAAAAATATAATAGTACAGCAGCTGGAGTAATAGCTGACACTACAACTGGTTTACAAGCATTACAAGACTTAAAGGCTACCGTAGCAAGTAGTAAAATAAATGCACCTATAATTGGACAACTTAGAGGTATGAATCCTTACGATACAAAAGCCCAGAACCTACAATCACAAATAGGAATAGTAAAACAAATTGTTGGTAAAGCACTTGAAGGTGGTGTACTTAGAAAAGAAGATGAAATTAAATATGCCAAAATACTTCCAAAATTAGGTGACTCACAAGCAGTTGCACAAAATAAGATTAACCAATTATATGGACTTATAACACAAAGATTAAGTCTATATAAAGAAAGTATCAGTGGAACAGGTGGTACAGATTTAAGTTCAGTAATACAAGGATATGGAGCACAATAATGGGTACAATTTCACTTTCACTACCGTCAGATGGTAACACTATAGATGCAAGCGATGTAAATACACCGTTTAATACAATATCGGCTGTTATAAATGGTAACTTAGACGACGATAATATTAAGACTGGGGCAAACATCTCAGGCACTAAACTGGGTG